GAGTCAGATGGACAGCATTATCGTGTTACTCTCGTAGCTTCTAATGTTGTGACAATCGTTAGATATCCAACAGAGGCTGGTACTGGCTTGACACAGGCAGTTGATGGATCAAGTACACCAGTGAATGTTGATCGTTTCTGGAGATATTATGACCAGTTTGATCGTGCTCCTGGAACTTCTGCATATGCAGCAGCCGAAGGTGGTTCTAATGATGAACTGCATATTATAGTCCTAGACCGAGGTGGTGTTATTACAGGAACAGCTGGTACGGTTATTGAGAAATGGGATGCAGTATCTAAAGGTTCTGATGCAAAAACACCTGAAGGTAATGCAAATTATTATCCTGATGTTCTTTATAATTCATCTGCGTATATCTATTGGTTAGATCATCCTGCAGGTGCAACGAATTGGGGACAACCGGTTCTTGTTAGAGCTTTTGCACCGATTACAACTGATCCGGGAACAAATGTTTTCGTAAGTGGAGCTGATGGTTCTGCGCCTACTGAAGGTCAGAGATCAACTGGATATGATCTATTCAAAGATCCAGAGACACAAGATATTAATCTACTTATGAGTGGTCCGGCTTCTGTTGATGGTGCCGGAGCTACTACTCATGCAGTTAAGATAAGTGACCTTGTTGCTGCTCGTAAAGATTGTGTGGGATTTATCTCACCAAGTCGTAGTGATGTTGTAGCTGTAGCTACGAGTTATACACAGCAGGCCAATGTAGTAGGCTTCTTTAATCCTCTAGCAAGTAACTCTTATACAGTATTTGACAGTGGTTACAAGAAACAGTATGACAAGTACAATGATGTTTATCGTTGGGTTCCGCTCAATGGTGATATCGCTGGGGTATGTGCTTATACTGATGCCGTTGAAGATCCATGGTGGAGCCCAGGTGGCTTGACCCGTGGTCAGATTCGTGGATCGGTTGAATTAGCATTTGATCCTACACAGACTGAAAGAGATGCTCTTTACAGAGCCCGTGTTAATCCTGTTGTTTCATTCGCAGGTGAAGGTACAGTGCTTTGGGGAGACAAGACTGGTCTTTCTGCGAACACAGCGTTTAGTCGTATCAATGTACGCCGTCTGTTTATCACAATGGAAGAGGCTTGTAAGGTTGCGGCTCGTAGTATTCTGTTTGAGTTCAATGATGAATTCACACAAGAAAACTTCAAGTCAATGGTCAATCCTTATCTGGCTGATATCCAAGGTAGACGAGGCATTACAGACTTCTTGGTTGTATGTGATTCAACAAACAATACTCCACAGGTCGTTGACAACAATGAATTCCGTGCGGATATCTTTGTGAAACCCACACGGTCTATCAACTACATCACACTAACATTTGTTGCAACTCGCACAGGTGTTGATTTTTCTGAAGTAGTTGGAAGAGCCTAATTCAAAAAGGAGAAAATAAAAAATGGCAACAAATAGTGTAAATAGTTTTGTCAATGCACTAAAGGGCGGCGGCGCTCGAGCTAACCAATTTAGGGTATCTTTTCCAGCTCTAGATGGTAGCACGGGACTCATGGAGTTTATGGGTCGAGGCGCACAGATTCCAGCTGTGACAATGGGTGAAGTTACTGTTCCGTATCGTGGACGTCAGGTATTTGTACCTGGTGATCGTACATACGATGCATGGACAATAACGGTATTCAATGACACAGGTTTTACGATCCGTGGTGCTTTAGAAAATTGGCAGAATCAAGTTCAAGATATTGGTTCAACTACACAAGCTGCGATTGAAGGTATGTCTGTATATAGAGATGCATCAGTTCTACACTTAGGTAGAAATGGTGAAGTCTTGCGTACATATAACCTTTTCAATTGTTGGCCGACAACTGTTGATGCAATTGACCTGGCTTTCGATACCAATGATGCAATTGAAGAATTTGGAGTAACATTCAGATTCAACTACATGACTGTATTCAGTGGAAGTGAAGGAGCTCGTAGTAGAGCTAATCGTTTCGCTAGTAACTTTTCTACAGAAGGTGGCATCGGTTCTGGACCGGGTGATGCTCGAGGTGGAACAGTAGGCTAATATTGAAATAAAGCAATAGTTGAAGTTGTATAAATAGTTGTGTTATGGCAGAACTATTTGGATATGAAATAAAACGGAAGAAGGAGAGCGACAAGGCCAAAAGCTTTGTCGCTCCTTCTGACGAGGAAGGAACATTAGACATAGCTGGCGGAGCCGGCTTTTTTGGTCAATATCTTTCCTATGACAAGGCTGCTCGCAATGAGTATGACCTTATACGAAAGTATAGAACAACCGCAGAAAATCCTGAATGTGACCAGGCAATCGAAGATATCATCAATGAAGCTATCATAGCTGATGAGTTAGATTTGTCGGTAAAGTTGAACCTTGATTGGGTTCCTCTTTCTATGGGTATCAAGAAGAAGATGGTGGAAGAATTCAATGAAATTCTTACCCTTCTACAATGGAAAAAGAAAGGTCACGATATCTTTAGGCGTTGGTATGTAGATGGTAGAATTTTTTATCATAAGTTAGTTGATGAAAGTGCTAAACGAAAAGGTATAACTGAGGTTCGTTATATAGATCCCAAATTCATTAAAAAGGTTAGGGAGGTAAATAAAACCAAACTACCTAACCAACCTGCATTAGTTAAGCAGGTCAAGGAATGGTTTTTATATAATGAAACTGGTGTATATCCTGTTGTGGGAACGTCTACAAGTGGACAAGGAGGAGAAGGTATTAGAATTTCTCCTGACGCTATCGTATATGTAACGTCTGGTATCTACAATCCTACAACAAATCAAGTCTACGGACACTTACAGAAAGCTATCAAGCCAACTAACCAGTTGAGAATGATTGAAGATTCTGTAGTCATCTATCGAATCTCACGAGCACCTGAAAGACGAATCTTTTATATTGATGTAGGTAATCTTCCTAAGCCTAAGGCTGAAGCTTACTTGAAAGATATAATGACTCGCTATCGTAATAAGTTAGTATACGATGCGTCTACTGGTGAAGTGAAAGATGACCGTAATCAAATGTCAATGCTTGAAGATTTCTGGTTGCCTCGCCGTGAAGGTGGACGAGGAACAGAAATTACCACATTAGGTGGTGGTCAAAATCTTGGTGAGTTAGAAGATGTAAAATATTTTCAAAAGAAACTCTATAAGTCACTGAACATTCCTATTTCTAGATTAGAAGATGCGGGAGGTGGTTTTAATTTAGGACGATCTACTGAAATTACTAGAGATGAGATTAAGTTTAGTAAATTTATACAACGTCTCCGCAAAAAGTTTGGTGAATTATTCCAAGATTTACTCAAGACTCAAATGATTCTGAAAGGTATCATCACAGATGAAGATTGGAAAAATATAAAAGAATATATCATTTATGATTTTCAGGATGATAATCACTTTCAAGAACTCAAAGATATGGAGATTCTTAAAGAGAGAATCGAAGCTTTGAATAATGTAAATGAATTTGTTGGTACTTATTATTCTGTAGAGTATATCAGACGCTATATTTTACGTCAGTCTGATACTGAGATAGATGAAATAGATAAACAGATTGCAGATGAGAAGAAGAAAGGTGTGATGGGAGATGATGCTGGAACACCACCGGGTGAACCAAATCAAGGTGGATTTGCTGCAATGGATCCTTATGGTAACGGAGGTGATACCGGACAAAATTATACACAACCAGGCGGAACAGAGTTTGACTCGTCAAAGGATCAAGAATATACTGGTCCAGAAACTTAAAATTTATAAATATTAGAGGAAACTAATAATGAGTGATAATGAACAAAACTTACCAAGCTATGTTAAAGTCATGGTTGATAATGTTAGTGATGGGGATTTGGCATCAGCAGCTGATGCATTTGATGCAGCAGTACAGAATAAAGTTACGGCTCACATAGCCAATTATAAGTCAGTAGTAGCTAAAAATTCATTTGAGCTACCTGAACCTACAGCTGGAATTGATACAGGAATTACAGGAGCCCCGGAAGAGGTCGAAGAGGAATAAAAACAATGAAACTTATATCTGAATCAATTGAAGATATTGAATATATCACCGAAGATGATGCCGAAGGTAAGAAAAACTATCGCATCAAAGGTGTGTTTCTTCAGGCTGAAGTCAAAAATAGAAACGGTCGCATCTATCCGATGCCTGTTTTAGAAAAAGAAGTCGGCAGATATAATAAAGACTATGTACAAAAGAATAGGGCATTTGGAGAACTTGGACATCCAGATGGACCTACAGTTAATTTAGAAAGAGTATCGCATATGATAACCAAGTTGCATCCTGATGGAAAAAATTTCATCGGTGAAGCAAAGATCATGGATACTCCATATGGAAAAATAGTAAAGAATCTCATAAACGAAGGTGCCAAATTAGGGGTTTCGTCAAGAGGTATGGGTTCGTTAGAACCAAGGCGAGGGGCGCAGGTTGTCAAAGATGATTTTTATCTGGCAACTGCTGCTGATATTGTCGCAGATCCGTCTGCACCAAATGCGTTTGTCGAAGGTATTATGGAAGGAAAAGAGTGGGTATGGCAGAATGGCGCAGTAAAGGAG